AGGCGGGGTACTTATGGTAATGGTGATAAATACGATATCTCCCATACGGGGGAAGGCTTGGTGTTAAAGCATCAAAGCCAAAATCGTGGCGACAAAGACGATAGCTCTGGCGACAAAAGGGCTAGGGGTTAAGCCTCTTTCTTTTCATTTCTTTATATTCTTTATTAATCTTCACCATAGCATTGCGATATACTTTCTGCATATAGCTAAGGTCTTTTTTTCCTAAGGGGCTTCTACGCACATCTACTGAGAATCCCTCTTCACCAAGCAGCTTCTGATATATATTTTTAATAACGCCTTTGGCTTTATGGCTCAGCTGATATATGGCCCCCTCGTTAAGGGAGTACCTATGTTCCCTGAACTTTACTATCCACCCCTGCGTTATAAGCCTTTGGAAGCGGCGCTTCTCCCAGCTGACAATTTCGGCATATTCATCGAAATCGGATTTTTTAAAATATCTTTCGCTATACAGAAAAAGGAGTAGCTCCAAGTCCTGTTGGCCTATACCATATTTCTCTTTAACCCAAAATCTTACTACGCGCCAGTATTTAAGGAAATCTTGTTTCGGTTGTTTCTGTTCATTCATTTTGATTGGATTGCATTAAAACAAAATTAGTAAAAAATGTTTTATCTTTGTCAAATGAGAAGTAAGGGCTTGGGCGATACCATAGATAATATTACAAGCGCAACAGGAATAAAGAAGACAGTGAAAAAAATTTTTAAAAAAGGTTGCGGCTGTAATAAAAGAAAGGAGACCTTAAATAATATGTTCCCTTACTCACAAAACAAAAAAGATAAATAATGGCATATTTAAAACTACAAGTAAGCAAAGGTATTTCCGTTTCTCCCAGCGACTCGGTAGACATTCCCAACCCACAGTTTATAATGACCTCAGGCACCACGACAGCTACAACGGCTGATAAGCTGGTACAGGCAGGGGCTTCTTTTACCACTACGGTAGAGGTGGGAAACATTGTTATTAACACCACCGATGGCACTAAGACTACAGTGACCGCTGTGGATAGTGACACCACGCTAAGTGTTGCTGATAATATTATGGCTTCAGGAGAGGCTTATACAATATATAAGATAGGAGAAACAGGAGGTGCAATATTATATGTTGGCGGAAGTGGAAACATAAAGCTAACAACAGCTAGTGGTAGCGTGTTAACTTTTAATGGATTAAATGCAGGCACCTTTGTTCCTGTGCAGACTATTAGAGTGTGGAACACAGGCACTACGGCAACAAACATTTTAGCACTTTGGTAAACAATAGGTAATGAGTAATTTCATCGGAGCAGCCATAGCAATCGCCATCCAGGATATCGGAGCCTCAGTAATAGAGATTTACGATAGGGTGACAGAGAATGGTACAGAACGAAGAAAAACAGAAGATGGTCTCGATGACCGAGAAACCGAGTAGTGAAATTAATAATACTAGAATAGAAAACAATGGCAGGTAAAAAGATATCACAATTAACAGCATTAGGAAGCACTTATGCAGCTACCGATTTATTTGAAATCTCTAAAGATATGGGTGGTGGCACTTATGCGTCACGAAAAATTACAGGCTCTGAGCTTACCTCATCTATAGGTGCGGGCACCGTAACCTCAGTAGGAGGTACGGGTACGGTAAATGGCTTAACCCTTACGGGCACCGTAACAACATCAGGTAATCTAACTCTTGGAGGAACACTAGCAATTAACAATGGCGATTGGTCGGGTACAGACTTGAGTGTTGCCAATGGGGGAACGGGAGCGAGCACTTTAACGGCTAATGGTGTGTTGATAGGTAATGGCACAAGCGCAATTACGGCTGTCGATATGAGCACTAAGGGCGACATACTTATAGGTGATGGAACAGGAAATCCACAGATGCTAAGTGTAGGAAGTGATACTTATGTTCTTACTGCCGATAGTACAGAAGCAACAGGCGTTAAATGGGCAGCTGCAGGTGGCGGTGGTGCTACAGACTTAAATGGCTTAACAGATGCCGAGATAGTAGCAAGCTCAGGAGGCTCGGCTTTACAATACAATATATTTTTAACTAATGGCACAAGTGCAGGTGCGGCAACTCAGCATGGCACATTAAGTGATGCAAGAGCTAATTTAGCTATCGGTCCAAATGCTTTGGCATCATTAACTCAAGGAGACTACAACATAGCTATTGGTTATCAAACTTTAGATGCTATTACAACAGGATTATCAAATATAGCCATTGGATATGCGGCTGGAAGTACTTTGTCAGATACAAGTGCCAATGTACATATAGGTTATGCTTGTGGAATTTCTTCTACGTCTGCTGGAAGTGTTGGAATAGGGTATGATGCTATACGTTCTTCGCATAGTGGTGTAGATTGTGTGGCGATAGGTAAAAATGCAGGATATACTATGGCTGCGGCAAATGATAATACTCTTATTGGCATGGATGCTGGTAAGCTTATTTCAAGCGGTGATGGAAATACTACATTAGGCTTTGAAGCAGGAGATACAATTAGTACAGGAAGTAATAACACTATATTAGGAGTAAGTGCAGATGCGGCTGCAACTGCAAATTACCAGATTGCTATTGGTGGTGGAATGGCTACAACTCAGGCTAGTTCATTAGCACTAGGAGAAAGTGGCAAGATGTTGTTACATGGAGAATTTTCAACAGCGGGAGAAACAAGTTTAGGTATAAATTTAGGAAATACTTGGACAGCACCACAAGCAACACTTCATGTTAAAGCAGCCGATGATGACATAAATACTATTGCTTTCTTAATACAAGATAATGCTGATAGAGTAATGACGCGTTTTTATGATAATGGAGAAACCATTCATATAGGAAGAAATGCGGGATATACTGACCCTGATACTTTAAATATATATCTAGGTAGTAGTGCAGGATTTTATCCAACTGGTGCAAATAATATAGCAATAGGAACAAATGCTCTAGCTGGAGCTTCGGGTGCTGGTGCAAGTGGCAACAATGTCGCAATAGGTTGGAACGCCATGAAAGACAATACTGATTCAAGAAGAAATGTTTGTATTGGCTATGATTCAGGTAGAAATATGGAAACGTCTGATGATAATATTTGTTTAGGCTATCAAGCTGGAGACAACTTAACTACTGGCGACAATAATATAATTATAGGTGTAGGTGTTGATGCTAGTTCTGCTAGTGTGTCTAATGAGTTAAGAATAGGGCATGATGCAGTCATTCCTATTTCAGCAGACCTTTCTTCAGGGGCGGTAACTATTAATGGTGCTTATACTCTACCTACGGCAGTAACAGGCTCTAATGACTATGTATTAACAGCACAGACTGATGGTACTACTGCATGGGCAGCCGCTTCAGGAGGAGGTGCAAGTGCGTTAGGAGATTTAAGTGATTGTACAACTCCCGCTACTGACAATTATGGTATTGGCACAAATGCTATTGACTCTATTACAACGGGGGATTATAATATTGGCATAGGGTTAGATGCTGGTACGGCAATTACAACATCAGCTATGAATGTTTGTATCGGTAGAGGTGCTGGTGCTAAAATTTCTACGGGAACTGGAAGAAATGTTTGTATTGGAGGTTATGATGCTGGTGGAGAAATAACCACACAAACTGACAATGTGTGTATAGGTTATGAAGCGGGTGCAGCTTTAACATCTTCTAATAATGTTGCTATTGGCTATGGAGCGGGAAAAGCTAACTCAACAGGTGGCTGTAATACTTTTGTGGGTAACAATGCTGGTATTGGCGCAACGGGTCAGCAAAATGTGGCAATAGGATATTTAGCAGCTAATAGTGCTAGTTTTAGCGGGAGTTACAATGTTGTTTTGGGTAGGTCAGAAGATTTGACAAGTGGTGCTGGTAATACAATACTAGGAGTATCCTATAGTGTTGCTAATATTACTACAGGTAATTACAATACAATAGTAGGTCATCAAGCACTTGGTGCGCCAACCGTTTCTAATCAAATAGCAATAGGTTACAAAGCAGAAGCTACGGCACAATATGCTATTGCCATTGGAGATGATGTTTCGGCAGCAGGGAATGATGTTGTAATAGGAAGAAGCGGTAACACTATAACGTGTGATTTTGATACCGATGGGACATGGACACAAAGTTCTGATGAAAGAAAAAAGAATGTTATTGGAGCTTCTACTTTGGGGCTAGACTTTATAAGTGCTTTAACGCCTAAAACATATACATGGAAGCCTGCTGAAGACTATCCTGAAGCGTGGGGTTATTTCCATTATAATGACCAAGGTGAGAAAGTCTACGACCAAATGAATACTACGACTGTAATGTATGGACTTATAGCCCAAGAGGTAAAGGCGGCTCTTGATGCAGCAGGGGTGAGTGATTTTAATGGATGGTCAGAAACACCTGAAGGAGAGCAACAAATATCAAAAACAATGTTTGTTATTCCATTAATATCAGCAGTAAAAGAGTTAAAATCTCAAATTGATTCATTAACGGCACGACTTGAGGCATTAGAAAACGCATAAAAAAACAAAAAAAAACAAAAAAAATGGCATTAGAAATTTCAAAATCAGACGAGGCAAAGTTAACTATCTCAGGCACAAGCATTGAGCTAGATAGTATATACGCAAGAATCTCTTTATCGGCAGCAGCTAATGGTGTGAATATGCAAATGGGAATGTACTACTACGAGAACGCAGCAACATTTGAAGCAGGAGGTGGAGTATTAAACATTGAAGAGATGAAAGCTGTTTATCATGGACAAGCTGACATTGAACAAGGACAGACGCAAACTATCTTACTTGCTTCTGAGAAAGTAAAAGAAGATTTAGAGGCACAAGGATATACTGTCTCTATCGTAGAGTTATAATGAAACAGATAAAGCTTGACGTACAATATCTAGGAACTATTGGGGTGTTTGTGTGCACCCTGGTAGGGTTCTATTATACTACTACCTATAGATTGGATGCCCTAGAAAAAAAAGTCACAGAGCTTGAGGGCAATAATGAGGCGGTGATTAGATTGGAGGAGCGATTAAAAAATGTACAAACCAAGACCGATGAGATATATCAGCATATTATTGAGTTTATTAGCCACGAGTAGTTGTAGCGTTGATGCTCCTTCTGCTGACGAGCCAATGCGAGATACGGTGGTTATCGAATATCCCACCACAAAAGATACTCTTATAGTTTTAGATACCGCTCAGGCAGTAAAAAAAAATGCCAAAAATCTGTGGACTCCCAAGTGCGTAGCTTACGGCAAATGGAGAACAAGCTAGACCGCCTAAAACGTAAACTTAAAGAACGAAAGCAACGCAGAAACAAAAACCGAAGACATAGAGAATAGTGTTTATTTTGCACGGACATATAAAAAGCATTATCGGCGAGATGATGTTAAAAGTGAAATCAATGAAGAAAAGCAAATATACGTGGCTTCTGGACCCAGGACATGGAGGCATGATAGATGGAGAATACCAAACAGCGGGAAAGCGTAGCCCAGAGTTTGAGTTTGGTCAATATTTTGAGGGCGTAGGCAACAGAGAGATAGTAAAAAAAATGCTAGCTCAATGCAAAGCTTTAGGCATAGACGCAATAAATATTGCTGATTCTGAAGAAGACATCCCTTTAGGAGAAAGGGTAAGAATGGCTAACAACCTTCATAGGCACAAAAAAAATTGCATCTATGTTTCTATGCACAGCGATGCGTTTTCTGACCCTAGAGCTCATGGATATAGCATATATACTTCGGTAGGTGAAACCTCTAGCGATGCTATAGCTAGTATGTTTTTAAATACCATGAAAGACTATTTTCCAGACCATAAATTGAGACATGATAATACCGATGGTGATGAGGATAAAGAGGCACATTTTTATGTCCTTAAAAAGACTCATTGTCCTGCTATACTTATAGAAAATTTCTTTTATACAAATCCCAAAGAGTGTCAGCTACTTCTTAATGAGTCCTTTCAAGATAAGATTGTAGCATGCCACATGGATAGCATCAAGAGATTAGAAAGATAATTTTTGTTATCTTTGTAGTTAACAACAAAAGATATTTTATGTTAAAGAAAATATTCGCAGAAGCATTACCTAGTTTAGCAAAAGCTACAGCTAGTGTAGTAAAAGACCACAAAGGGAAAGTATCTTCAAAAAGAGTATTTAGTGTCCTTGGTGGAGGCTCACTTATCACTGCTGGATTAACAGTAATCGACAGCGGTTTAGAAAGTGGCGATGACAAAGTATTATTAGTAGGTCTAGGACTTGTAGGACTAGGAGTAGCGGCAGGCTACTTAGCTTCCTTTAATATTAAGGAGATTTCTACGAGTGCTGACGACAAAGAGTAAAGATGACGATGGTTGACATACAAGACAGGGTGATAGGCTTTATAGGTGGAAACACTATGACCATGCTATCAGGCGTAGTTACAGGTGCCGAGGTAGGAAAAGTGGTGATATTAGGGCTTATTGGCGGAGTCGTAGGTATGTTGGGCAAAGACATCTATCAATTTATAAAAACCAAGACATGGCAAAGATAAGCACATACGCAACAGCTACCCCTACTTTAACTGATATCTTATTGGGTTCAGATGTAGGTTCTAGCGATGCAACTAAAAACTTTACTGTTCAAACAATATTAGCGTTAGCATCCTCTGCGGTTATAACATTGCCAAAGCATCAAGATGAGGCGGCTGCAACGGCTGCAGGGTTAGTAGCAGGTCAACTATATCAAACAACAGGTGGAGGAGCCGCTCCATTAAATGCGGCTGGCATCGTTATGGTAAAACAATAATTATTAATCAAATTAAATTAAATCACAATGTCAGAAGAAATTAAATTATCAGAAGAAGAGTTAGAAGCAAGAAATGACTTTCAAATGAAGCTACAAAGAAACCTATTAGCAATAGGAGATATTGAAGCTGCAATAGAAAGACTAAAAGCTCAAAAGCAAACTCACATAGGAGAACACATGTCGCTTACTAAAGACATTCAAGAGTTTAATGCTACATTAAATTCTAAATATGCTCCTAAAGAATCCGTTCTTAGCGTAGAAGAATAATGTATATTCGCAAGGTATCTATAGGTCCAGACTATAAATCTGGAGCCATGCACTATGTGCAGGGGAATCCTATATCTAGGCACTCCGATGATGTTATAGACACCATTGAGGTTTTAGATGATGGAACTATTAAGATATGGGTGAGAAATAAAGAGGGAATAGTCTTATGGAAAGAGTTTAATAAGAATATGCCCTACTCCGTAGAATATAATGTGGATTTATTATAATGAGGTCTCCATCTCAATTTATAGTTAAGCCTCTTGGTGGCAGGAGGTATGACAATATACGAAAGTATGGGGGTGTAGACTTCATTATAAGTTCCGACCAGGAAGACCACACGGTTACTAATAGGTTCGCTGAGGTTATTGCTGTTCCCGCTAATTATAAAGGGGAAATAGAAAAGGGTGATATATTGGTAGTACATCATAATGTTTTTAGAAAATATTATGACATGAAAGGCAGAGAGAGAGATAGCTTTTCGTTTTTTAGAGATGACACATATCTTATAGATGATGTGCAGTTTTTTTTGTATCAAAAAGATGGAGCATGGAAAGCTCCTAATCCATACTGTTTTGTTAAGCCTATAAAAAATGAAGACTATAATATTTTTACTGCTAACCTTGAAAACCATCAAACACTTGACCTTATGGGAGAAATTAAGTATATTAATGACGAGCTTAGTGGGTCGGGGTTAAAAGAGGGAGATATCATAGGGTTTACTCCAGAGAGCGAGTATCAGTTTAAAATAAATGGCGAGACATTATATAGAATGATGACACAAAATATATGCGTAGCGATATAAAGAAAATAAAACAACGTATTATTTCTGCAGGCGAAAAAGCAGTTGCAGAGCTTATAAAGGTTGCTGAAGAAAATATTATTAATTTCAATAGCGATGACGACCTTGCTGCAGACAGGTTGAAAAATGCGGCAGCTACAAAGAAGCTGGCGATATTTGACGCTTTCGAAATACTGCAACGCATAGAAGAAGAGAGAGCCGCCCTCAATGGCGAGGAGCTGCCCCATGTAGTAAATACCAATCAAGGCTTTGCAGAAAGAAAATCTAAAAAATGATAGACCGTGGACTATATCGGATTATAGATGTAGACATAAAGCCTGTTACCATCCACAACAAAAATAAAGCTAAGTCATGGAAATATGGCTATGATAAAGACTATGACATTGTTATTATCTCTAAAGATGGCACTTTAGGTGAAGTGTATGAGATAAATAACGTAAAAATAGGCTTGCCAAAGGCCCCAAAAAAAGTTGATAACACCGAAAATGTATGGAGTCCCCACGAATACCCTAAAACACTCTCTAGGCTAAAATCTATTTTCGATTGGAATAAAAGGGATAATGCTTTTAAGGCTAAATGGGTAGATTATATAGAGCGAGAATTTAACAGGCGCGAAGAAGGGCATTGGTTTATGAACAACAAAGTGCCTACATACATTACAGGCACGCACTACATGTATTTGCAATGGACAAAAATAGATGTAGGAAAGCCAGAGTTTCGCGAAGCCAACAGGATATTTTTTATTTTTTGGGCTGCTTGTGTTGCTGACAGCAGATGTTTTGGTATGTGCTACCTAAAAAACAGGAGGTCAGGATTTTCTTTTATGAGCTCCGCAGAGGCCGTAAACAGAGGGACTATAACTCGTGATGCTCGTATCGGAATATTGTCTAAGACAGGAGCAGATGCTAAAAAAATGTTTACAGACAAAGTAGTTCCTATATCTATTAATTATCCTTTCTTTTTCAAACCCATACAAGACGGTATGGATAGGCCAAAGACAGAGATATCTTATAGAATTCCTGCTTCTAAGATTACACGCAATAATATGCACGATACAGACACTAGTGAGTTGGAGGGATTGGATACTACCATCGACTGGAAGAATACTGATGACAACTCCTACGATGGAGAGAAGTTGTTTTTGTTGGTGCATGATGAGTCGGGTAAGTGGCTGAGTCCTAACAATATATTAAACAACTGGCGCGTAACAAAGACATGTCTTAGGGTGGGTAGGCGTATTGTAGGCAAATGTATGATGGGCTCTACCTGTAATGCTAAAGACAAAGGGGGTGGTAGCTTTCAAAAGCTTTTTGAGGATTCCGACCCTGCAAAAAGAAATGCCAATGGTCAAACAAAGTCGGGACTATATTCTTTATTTGTGCCTATGGAATGGAATTTTGAGGGATATATGGATAAGTATGGTTTCCCTGTTTTTAATACTCCTGAAAAACCTATAGAAGATGCTTATGGTGAATATATAGATACAGGAGTAATTCCTTATTGGGAAAATGAGGTTATTTCTTTGAAAGGAGACCCTGATGCGTTAAATGAGTTTTATCGCCAGTTTCCTCGCACCACCTCTCATGCTTTTAGAGATGAAAGCAAAGCATCAATATTTAACCTTACTAAAATATATAATCAAATAGACTATAACGATAGTCTTATTAAAGAGCGGTTTTTAACAAGAGGAGGGTTTCACTGGAGAGATGGCATTAAAGACTCAGAGGTTATATGGACTCCTGACAAAAGAGGGCGCTTTCTTATTTCTTGGATGCCTCCTGTAGAAAAGAGAAATAATGTAATAAAAAGAGGCGAGAAGTTTTATCCTGGCAATGAACATATAGGAAGTTTTGGTTGCGACCCCTATGATATATCATCTACAGTAGATGGTAGAGGTTCAAAAGGCGCTTTGCACGGAATGACTAAATTTAATATGGACGATGCCCCTGCTAACGAGTTTTTCTTAGAGTATATCGCTAGACCACAGACTGCAGAAATATTTTTTGAAGATGTGTTGATGGCTTGTGTTTTTTATGGCATGCCGATACTTGCGGAGAACAATAAGGCTAGGCTATTATATCACTTTAAAAATCGAGGCTATAGAGGATTTTCTATAAATAGACCTGACAAGCAAAAGCGCTTTTTAAGCAGAACAGAAAAAGAGTTGGGAGGGATGCCTAACACTTCCGAAGATATTAAGCAGGCACACGCTTCAGCAATAGAGGCATATATAGAAAAATATGTAGGCTTAGATGCTGAAGGTACCTATAGAGACCCTGATGAAATTGGGAGGATGTATTTTAATAAGACCTTAGAAGATTGGGCAAAATTTGATATAAATAAACGTACAAAGCATGATGCTTCTATAAGTTCAGGCTTGGCTATTATGGCGAATCAGAAACATTTATATCAGCCACAAAAAAAAGAGTCAAAAATAAGCATTAAATTTGCAACATACTCTAATAAAGGAAATATAAGCCAAATACAAAGGTAAATGAAAAAATCTATAGACGTAATAATAAATCCCGTCAGTTTCCCAGGTCAGGTGGCAACAGACGCAGAAAAAGCAACAGATGAGTACGGATTAAGAATTGGGCAGGCCATACAAACTGAATGGTTTAACAGGGCTGGAGGTTCGTGCAGATATTATAATAACTGGATAGAATACCATAAGCTTAGGCTCTATGCTCGTGGAGAGCAGCCTATAGGTAAGTATAAGTCTGAGCTTGCTGTAGATGGAGACCTTTCATACCTGAACATGGATTGGACTCCCGTGCCTATTATTCCTAAGTTTGTAGATATTGTCGTTAATGGTATGAACGATAGGATGTTTGATGTAAAAGCTTATGCTCAAGATGCTATGTCTGCAGAAAAAAGATTAGCACATCAAGAGATGATAGAAGCGGATATGGTTGCAAAAAATTTCCTTTTACAAACTGAAGAGCAGTTTGGTGTAGATGCTTTTAATGTTCCCCCCGATTCTCTTCCCAACAGCGACCAAGAGCTGGCCCTATACATGCAGCTGCAATACAAGCCAGGAATAGAGATAGCAGAGGAAACGGCTATAAACACTATTTTAGATGAGAACCATTATAGTGATACGCGCAGGCGCGTAGACTATGACATCACAACTTTAGGTATAGGAATGTGTAAACACACCTTTTTACCAGCGGCGGGAGTAAAAGTAGAATATGTAGACCCCGCCAATGTGGTATATAGTTATACTGAAGACCCTTATTTTAAAGATTGCTTTTATTGGGGAGAAGTAAAACGTATTCCTCTAACCGAGTTATATAAAATAAAGCCTGACCTTACAGATGAAGATATAAAGCAGATACGAGAGTATGCTGCTGCATGGTATAACTATTATCCTACTATTAGACAATACGAGGGAGATTTATTTGATAAAGATGCTGTTACTCTATTATATTTTAATTACAAGACTACTAAAAACATTGTCCATAAAAAGAAACGATTATCCACGGGTGGCGATAAGGTTATTAGAAAAAATGGAGAGTTTAATCCAGAAGGCGACCACGATGGGCGTTTTGAAAAGCTGGAGAAAAGAATAGACGTATGGTATGAGGGTGTTATGGTAATGGGCAGTAACTACCTTTTAAAATGGTCTCTTTCGAAAAATATGGTACGACCTAAATCTGCTTCTCAACAAGCTATGCCAAACTATATTGCGGTGGCCCCTAGAATGTATAAGGGTGTTATTGAGTCTCTCGTTAGAAGGATGACTACTTTTGCCGACTTAATACAGATAACGCATTTAAAGTTACAGCAGGTAATAGCGCGTATGGTTCCTGATGGTGTATTTATTGATGCCGATGGGCTCAATGAGGTAGACCTCGGTAATGGCGGTGCTTATAACCCCGAAGATGCTTTAAGGCTTTACTTTCAAACGGGTAGTGTTATTGGTAGAAGCTTCACCCAAGATGGAGAGTTCAACCACGCCAGAGTTCCTATCCAAGAGCTAAATTCTAGCAGTGGGCAAGCAAAAATATCTAGTTTAGTGGGTACCTACAATCATTATATGAATATGCTTAGGGATGTTACAGGATTAAATCAAGCTAGAGACGGTAGCACCCCTGACCCTAATGCGTTGGTGGGAGTACAAAAGCTAGCGGCTTTAAATTCCAATACCGCTACAAGACACATTTTAGAGGGAAGCCTTTATATGACCAGAGCTCTATCAGAAGCCTTATCATTAAGAATATCCGATATATTAGAATATGCTGACTTTAAAGAAGAATTTGCGAGTCAGATAGGCAAATATAACGTATCTATACTTGAGGAAGTAAAAAATCTATATCTCCACGATTTTGGTATCTTTATTGAAGTGTCTCCCGATGAGGAGGAGAAAGCACAGCTAGAAGCCAATATCCAGATGGCGTTAAGTAAGGAGATGATAACCTTAGAAGATGCTATAGATATTAGAGAGCTAAAAAACCTAAAGCTTGCCAATGAACTTTTAAAGGTTAAGCGCCAAGACAAAGAAAAGAAAGACCAAGAAAGGGAGCAACAAAAAATGCAGATGCAGGCAGACGTTAATATGCAATCTCAGCAGGCAGCGGCGCAGGCGAAGATGGAGGCTATTCAGGCTGAAACGCAGGCGAAGATACAGATAGAAAAAGCAGAGTCCGATTTTGCTATTCAAAAACTGCAAGTAGAAGCAGAGCTTAAAAAGCAGCTTATGCAAGAGGAGTTCCAAATGCAGATGCAAATTAAAGGCATGGAGGCAGATGCACTAAGCACGAGAGAAGATTCCAGAGAAACGGCTAAGGCAGAGAGGATATCGCAGCAGAACACGCAGCACTCCAAGCTTATACAGCAGAGGCAAGATAAAACTCCTGCTATAAATTTCGAATCTAATGAGGATAGTTTAGATGGCTTTGACTTGGCTGAATTTGAGCCTCGCTAGCCTTAAAAAAATATAATATACTTTTTTATTAACTTTGTAAAACTTAATTAAATCTAATCAAATGGCTGAATTTAAAGTTAGAGCTGTAGATTTCGAAGAGAAGTCTACGCAAGAAATAGAACAACAACTGGTAGATAAGCACGCAAAAGAAAACGGCTTAGAGGACCAAGAAATAAAAATAGAAACCACTGTAGACGCACAGGGAAATGTTGTGGATACCACAACGACAGCTGTAGAAACAGAGGAAAAGGAAGAGAAAACGGAGGAGACTCCATCGTTGAATGACGAAAGCGTTCTTTCATTTATTAAAAATAAATTTGGAAAAGAGATTGATTCTCTTGACAATATTTTTGAAACTCAAGAAGCTGAAGCCCCTGAATTACCAGAGGATGTTGCGGCTTACTGGAATTTCAAAAAAGAAACGGGGCGTGGAATCAATGATTTTGTTGCAATAAACAGAAACTTTGATGACATGAATCCTGACAACCTCTTAACGGAGTATTATAAGGCTATGAATCCTGACTTAGATGCGGATGATGTTGCCTTTGAAATAGAGAGCCAGTTTGGCTATGACGAAGATTATGATGAGGAGAAAGAGGTTAGGCGTGTAAAAATCGCCAAAAAGAAAGAGCTTGTTAAAGCAAAGGAATATTTTGAGAAGCAGAAAGAGCAATACAAGATGCCACTTGAGTCAAGGGCTGACGGTGCTACTGGAGCAGAATCGGAAGATTACTTGGCTTACAAGAAATATGTCGAAGAGTCGAAAGGTGCTCAGGCAGAAAATGAGAAGAGAAGGAAGTTTTTCGAAGAGGAAACCAGTAAGGTTTTTGGAAAAGAGTTCGAAGGTTTCGGATTTGAAGTCGAAGATAAAAAACTTGTTTACAAGCCAGCGGAAGCTGCGAAATTGAAAAACAACCAATCTGACATTAATAATTTTATAAACTCTCATCTGGATGATAAGGGTTTTTTAAAAGATGCCAAAGCGTACCACCGTTCTTTAGCTGTGGCTATGAATCCAGAAGCATTTGCTAAGTTCTTTTATGAGCAAGGCAAATCAGATGCTGTTGGAGATTACTCTAAGGAGTCTAAGAATATTGATATGAATGTTCGTAGTGTTCCAGAGTCATTAACAAAAGGAGGATTTAAAGTTACTGCGACATCAACGGAAAATTTTGGCAACCGACTACGGATTAGAAGTCCGAAAAATAAATAATTTATAAAACAAAAATTTAAAACATAAAAAAATGGGTGTATTAGCAACTCCTGGTTTTGACCTGACTCCTTCATCAGTGAAGGCGGCATTACCAACTAACTATATTACCAGCTTCGATTTCACCACTCAGTATCTACCAGATACTCACGAGAAAGAGTTCGAAAGATATGGTAATCGCTCTATCAGTTCTTTTTTAAGAATGGTAGGAGCAGAAATTCCTTCAAACTCAGACCTTATCAAATGGGCAGAGCAAGGAAGGTTACATACTAAATTTACGGGTGTTACTGCAGGTACTTATACTGGCGCAGAAACTACTCAAGTATTAACATTCACAGCGGCTCACAATTTGAGAGTAGGTCAGACTATTTTTATTTCTGATGAAACTGCAGGTTCTAGTTTTAGCAATAAAGCTATTGTTACAGATGCTGCCCCAGGGGGTGTCACTACAAACGCATCAATAGCTTATTACGAGGCTACGCAGGCTGCTTATGCTGCTGCAAGTACACTAACTGTATTTGTATATGGCTCTGAATTTTCTAAAGGCTCTAATGGAATGGGTGGCTCTTTAGAATCTGAAGATGTATTTTTCTCTAACAACCCTATCATTATCAAAGATAGATATGCTGTTTCTGGTTCTGACATGGCTCAAATCGGATGGGTAGAAATAACTACTGAAAATGGAGCTACTGGATACCTGTGGTATTTAAAGTCTGAGCATGAAACTAGACTTCGTTTTGATGACTACCTTGAAATGGCAATGGTTGAGGCTATCCCAGCCGCTGCTGGTTCTGGTGTTGCTGCATTAGGAACACCTGTTGCTGCAGCTCAAGGTGAGTTAGGAAATAGAGGTACAGAGGGTTTATTCTATGTTCTTGAGAACAGAGGAAACGTATTCTCAGGTACTCCTGCTGCTTTATCTGATTTTGATGCTATCATCCAAAGATTAGACAAGCAAGGAGCTATCCAAGAAAACGCTATGTTCTTAAACAGAGCAACTTCTTTTGCTATAGACGATATCTTAGCTGCACAGAACTCTTATGGTGCGGGTGGCACTTCTTACGGATTGTTTGACAATGACGAAGAAATGGCTCTAAACCTTGGGTTCTCAGGCTTCAAGAGAGGTTATGAGTTCTATAAAACTGACTGGAAATACCTTAACGATGCTACTCTTAGAGGAGGAATCGTTGGAGGTGCTATAAATGGAGTAATTGTTCCTGCGGGTTCAACGTCTGTTTATGACCAGGTTATGGGTAAGAACGCCAAGAGACCTTTCTTGCACGTTAGATATAGAGCTTCAGAGGCTGAAGACAGAAGATTCAAAACATGGATTACTGGTTCTGCTGGTGGCGCTGCTACTAGCGACTTGGATGCTATGGAGGTGAACTTCCTGTCTGAGCGTTGCTTGTGTACTATGGGTGCAAACAACTTCTTCTTAATGAAGTAGTAGTTGACAATTAAGGGGGAGCCTTCGGGCTCCCCTTTTTATAATTAAATCGAATTAAATCTTAATAAAATGAAAAAGTTAGAAGTAAAAACCAGAGTGTATAGGCTTGTATCTAAAGCTGCTCCTCTTAGCTTTATGCTACAAAACAGGAACACTCAATATAACCCTTTAATGTATTTTGACGGAGAAACCAACAGAGCTCTCCGCTATGCTAGAAACCAAAAGACTCCTTTTGAAGATGAGCAAGATGAAAATCCTATCTTAGAGCCTATAGTGTTTGTGGATGGATTTCTTACTGTTGAAAAATCCAACAGAGTGCTACAGGCATTTTTAGCGTATCACCCACAAAATGGCGGTGTCTTTGAAGAAGTAGATAACGAGAGAGATGCTAACGAAGAGGTAAATATTTTAGAAATGGAAATAGATGCTTTAGCTAGCGCTAAGAGCTTAGATATTTCTAAAGCAGAGGCAGTCGCTAGAGTTCTTTTGGGAAGCCGCGTAGAAACTATGACAACGGCGGAACTTCGCAGAGACATTATGGTTTATGCTAAGCAAAATCCAGCGCAGTTTTTAGACATGCTGGATGACCCTGATTTAGACTTGCAAAATTTAGCTGAAAGAGCTATAAGTGAGGGCATGTTTTCTGTAAGGAATAATGGAAGGGATATACATTATAATTTCCCTAAGAATAAAAAGAAGCTTCTTACGGTTCCTTTTGAGGAGACCGCAGTATCGGCATTATGTGGATATTTAAAAACTGACAAGGGAATAGAGTTGATGAAAACTCTTGAGACTAAGTTGGGTATAGAGGCATAATATTTCATAATCTTAGCCAAGAAGCACTCCAATATGGGGTGCTTTTTTTTTGTATCTTTGTTTCTTTTAACCATTAAATTTTTTATTATGCAAAAGTTTTTAAAATTATACGTTTCTCAAGCCGATGAGACAGGAGGAGATAGATTAGTTGCTATTGACGGTATTTTGCAAGTGATACAAGCTAGTACTACTACCGTTACTATTAGTTACAACACAGGTATATCTGATACTGATGTTCTTACCATTACGCATGGTACTCTTGCCGCTAATTCGCATGAGATGAGAGATTATATTGTAAACCAAATCGACAAGGCTCTACAAACGAGTTGGCAAACTCCAATTTATACTGTAGATGAAGTACTTCCAGACAATGTTGGAGGCACAGCTCCTATTACCATTGTGGATATTTCGCTTGCTTAGTATCTAATCTTATTAATGACTAAGAAGAGCACTCTAAAAGGTGCTCTTTTTTTTTGTTATCTTTGCATAAAGGGTTATTAAATGATTAACGAGGTAAGAAACACAGTGATGGCGGTCTTGAATAAAGACAACAATGGTTATGTCACTCCCGAAGAGTTTAACCTATTTGCCAGACAAGCACAATTAGAGTTATTTGAAGAGTATTTTTATGACTACAGCAGGTCTGTAGTTTTAAGAAACAACAGAAGATATAATAGCGGATATAGTGATATTCCTAAGCAAACAGAAGAGGTCATAGACACTTTTACTTTGGAATCTACCGCCTTGTCTTATGCAGGGGGTGTATTTACTTTACCATCAGATTGGTACACTATCAATGCAATACGATATAATAGCCTTAACGTAGAGAGGGTGTCACAAACGAAAATCCTTAACCTTATTAACTCACACCTTACTACACCAACTACTACATACCCTGCGTATTTTCAAAATGGAGCTTCTTCTACAGCTACGGGAAACACTATTACCGTGTATCCTAATACTGGCACGGATGCCATTGTTGCGGGTGTGACAGCATTATATGTGAGATACCCTTTAAGTCCTAAATGGACCTATAGCACCGTAGGGGGTTCTCCCGTATTTAATCAATCGGCAGCAGACTATCAAGACTTTGAACTGCCTGAATCGGATGCCCCTACTTTAGCATTAAAAATATTGCAGCTGGCAGGAGTCAACATACGTGAGCCTGAAGTGGTACAATATGCGATGAATGAAGAATCTATTGAAGACCAAAAAGAAGGATAATGGCGTATATAACTAACTATAAATATTACGAAAATGATGGCAATGTTCCTAAGGACGCTAATTGGGGCGAGTATCAATATGTTACGTTAAAAGATATTGTCAACAATTATATGTTGATGTATGTAGGGGAGGATAAGCTTGTTGATAATGTTAATAGATATACGGTTCTGTTTCATGCCAAGAGAGGGATACAGGAAATAAATTACGATGCTTTAAATAATATAAAAGTATTAGAATTAGAAGTCGGAGATGACCTAAAATTTATTTTACCTCCCGACTATATAAACTATGTAAGAATATCGGTAGAAAACAATGGGGTTTTGTTCCCTTTACATTTAAACACTCAAGTAAATTATGCTAAAGAGTATTTGCAGGATAATAACGATGATTTTCTATTTGACCAAAATGGAGAGGTGTTAGAAGCAGAAAACTCTAAGCTAGACAGAAATCGCCTTGCAGGTCTTCCTAGACAACAGTATCTGGGAGAAGGAGATAGATATGGATATTGGGGGTGGTATATTGATGGATATTGGTATTTTGGGTATGGCATTGATGGAGGGAGAATGGGCCTCAATACTGAAAAAGCTAATGTCAACGATAATTTTAGAATAGATAAGAAGGCGGGGGTAATAAATTTTAGCTCAGGAGTAAAGAATAAAATGATTGTCATAGAGTATGTTTCTGATGGCATGGAGAATGGAGATGATGATAGCGTAGGAATAAATAAATTGGCTGAAGATTACCTATACAGCTACATTTCTTGGTGTATATTAAATAGCAAAGTAAATATTCCTGAATACATTGTTAAAAGAACATCTAAAGAAAAGATGGCTAAGCTTAGAAATGCAAAAATAAGATTAAGCAACTTACACTCTGGCAGGCTCCTTATGAACCTTAGAGGGCGTGATAAATGGATAAAGTAACATGAGATTAAACAGGAGCTTTATTGCTGGCATAATGAATAAAGACCTGGACGACAGGTTAATACCAGCAGGACAATATAGAGATGCTTTAAATGTCAGTGTAGGAACGTCAGAGAACTCTGATGTGGGGGCTGTAGAGAATACTCGTGGCAATGACAACGTGAGTAATCTAACTCTCGCTGCGGGAGCTAAATGTATTGGTGTTACTACAAATCCTGAAGAATTTAAAATATATTGGTTTATTGCTTCTGATAGCAAGTGTTATATATATGAGTTCGATGAGCTCAATGACGTTATAGCTTTAGTATTAGAAGACGATAGGGCTGCTGGCAGTCAGGTGTTAAACCTACAGCTAGACTACCTTATTACAGGAGTCAACTATTACGATGGCTACCTGTATTGGACTGATGATTATAACCCTCCAAGAATGATAAATGTCGGAAAGGCAAAGTTGCAGACACAAAACAACGGTGCCTCGTGGTTTGATGAAGACGACCTTAACCTTATTGTAAAGCCACCCCTCTCTGCGCCTTCTATAACTTTATTAAATACTGGCAACCAAGAAAATAATTTAGAAGAAAGATTTATTCAATTCGCATACCGATGGAAATATGAAGACGATACTTATAGTGCTCTCTCACCTTTTTCTGCTACTGCTTTTTACCCTGGCAATTACGCTGTGGATTATGTTGAACATATCAATGAGGCTATGGTCAACACTTATAACCGCGTTCAGGTAAATGTTGAAACGGGAGATGAGCTTGTCAAAGAAATTCAGGTAGTATTTAGAGATTCAGGGAAAGCCAACACCTATGTTATAGAAAATCTAAATAAAGAAAATTTAGCTTATGCTGACAATGATAATGCTAATTTGTTCTTCGACAACAACAAGATTTACGCTACTCTAGAGCCCACGCAGATAGCGAGGCTTTTTGATAATGTGCCTTTAAAAGCTAAAGCACAAGAGATTATAGGGCAGAGGTTAGTATTTGGGAACTATGTGCAGTTTAGAGACCTCACCAATGATGGGGATAGCATAGACCTTAACTACAGGCTAAAACTTAATAGTAGCGCAGCTGCGACACCTACCAATCCTATGCGTACTTTCCGTAGCGATAGAGACTACGAGATTGGCATTGCTTATCTTGATGATTATGGTAGGATGACTACGGTGCTTACAAATGTCGATGCTTTTTTAGGGACAAGAGGAAGCACTATATATATTCCTCCTGCTAATTCTATTACTGCTAATGACATTCAAGTAGAGATATCTAGTGTGCCCCCTGAATGGGCGACAAAATACAGGTTATTTATAAAACAGCAAAAGGGAGACTATTATAATATCTTCCCCTTGTTTTACTTCCAAGATGGAGTGTATAGGTGGTTCAGACTTTCTGAGGCTGATAGAGATAAATTTGACATTGGAGATTATTTGATTTGTAAGTCAGATGCTAATGGTGCCACTCAGTCGGACACTGAATATAAAGTCTTAGATATCCAAGTTCAAGATAAAGATTTTTTAAGCGGGGGAGAACCTGAAGGCTTGTATTTTAAAATAGGTGTAGATAATGGAGAGTTTAGTGAAGCAGACTTAGTTAATATTAGCAGTATGTCCAAAGGGGCAATAGGACCCAAAACTTCTAAATGGGCTGCGGGTAGTTTAGCGCCATTCCCTGAGTTTAACTCTTCGCTTTCTTTTTCATCCCTACCGTGGAAGCACTATCAAAATGTAGAAAGACCTATCCCTTATCCTAGAAATTCTAACAACCAAACATCTTTAGAAATAGTACCTCCTAGTAGCTCTCCTACGAGCAACATGTTTACTCAGGATAAAAGAATATATATCACTATTGTTGACCCAGGGACTAATAGCACTACAGCTAGATTTGATGCTACGGAATTAGATGGCACTAATTTAATTCAAGATGAGCCTGTTTCGAGTGCTCCTCAATCTATTCCTGGGTTGGGCAACTATAAGCTAAAGTTTGGCTCTACAACGGGATTTACTAAAGGGGATAGATGGGCAATAAATGTGCGAGCTAAATTAGCAATGGGCAACAAAACAGTAGATGGAGGAGTGTTTACTGAAGTGCGTCAAGGATGGAGTTCTACTCCTGCTTTTGGACAAGGGGGTTGGGCTATATTTCCTGACGATGACTGGGGTGTTAATGCTACTGATAGCTCTATTTCTGATAACACCAAGGATGGGAAAGATAGGCAAATTCAAGCAGGAGCAAAAATTAGAATTAATTTTGAAGAATCTAATCCAGCAGGGAGTGCTATTAATAATGGCACTCAAGAATGGGAGGCAAGTAAAACTTACGATAACATTGAAGAATGGTTTTATGAAGATGGCATTTGCCATCAATTTGAGCAAAAAGATGAAAATGGTAGTAATGTAGGATTTAAAAATGTTTTTTTTAGAAGATGCTATGATTGGAGAACTAAAGATGTTGATAATGTAGGAATATGCAAAGCTACGATGCAGGGGTCAAATAGCGCTACACCTGTAAGGATGCTTATTCAAGGGGAAGGAAGATGGTCTAAAGATATTGGAGGGAAAAAAAGAAATATAATAGATATAAGATTTAGAATCATACAATCTGAAAACCCTCTTATATTTGAGACAGACCCTAAAGATGCAGATGTTGATATATTCCATGAAGCTTATAGAACCTTTAATATTACAGGAGGATACCATCAAGGAAATATTGCTAACCAAGCAGCGGGGGAAGTTGCTAAAGTTAGCCTTAATGATTTTTTAACTCCTGCATTTAATGTGCAGAACAATAACTTTAATGCCTACTGTTTTGGTAATGGCTTAGAGTCTAATAGAATAAAAGATGACTTTAATGCCGCTACTATAGAATATAGCCCACGAGTTAGCACTATAATTGAAGATTATAAGCAAGAAAGGAAAAAAGATTCTATAGCGTGGAGTTCTCCTACCAGTAGATTGTTAAATAGATTTAATGAATTTAATCTTTCTACAGCAAACTTTAAAGACTTAGATATATCGTTTGGTAGCATACAAAAATTATATTCACGAGACACTAACTTGGTAGTATTCCAAGAAGACAAGATATCGCAAGTACCGTGGAATAAAAATATATTAGTATCGGCATCGGGCTCTATAGACATTACACAATCTTCTGATGTAGCAGGAACACAGATAAGCTATGCGGGAGAATATGGTATTAGCAACAACCCCGAATCTTTTGCTTCATGGGGTAACACTTTGTATTTTACCGATGTGCGTAGAGGGTGTGTCCTCACGCTAGGGGGTAATGGTCTTTTTGAGATTAGCGGACAGGGGATGAGTGACTACTTTAAAGATTTATTTACTGACGACCCTCGAACATTTAACATAGGGTGTATTGACCCCTATAGTGAAAAATATGTGTTAGCACACACTGCTGATTCTTTGCCTTGTGAGTTTCAGGTAGAAAATTATGCAAGTGGCAATAGTATTATAAAAAATAACGCAGGTCAAAACTTTAACTTAAACATCACTGCTGATGTGGCGTGGGCAGTGAGCCTTGTAGACACAGGAGGAGGTACAGGATGGGCAACAGTAAGCCCTACTAGTGGTTCTGGAGATGGTGGTGTAAAAATTACATTGACTTCTAATGGCTCTACAAGTGCTCGGTCTATGACAGTAAGATTTACTGCGTGTTCTGTAAACACAGACCTTACACTACGACAAGAGGGGATTGCTTCCAAAATAGATAGAGAAATAGTTGTTATTACTAACCCTAAGGATGAAGGGTTATATAATAAGCCTGCATACGACTATGCTACCAATCCTGGCTCACCTATCGACATGGGAAATTACATTTCGGGCACAGGCAATGTTAGAGACTTTGAAGGCTCTACTCATTATCCCCCTTCAGGAGGAGTGCCTACGCCAGGTGATGATGTAGAGATGCGTGGTCCTATTACAAGTAATAGCGGCTTAAATAAAAACTTTGAGGCAGGATTAAACAACAAGATGTACTATCTTGTTACCGACACAAGCTATGGTGTGGATGATACTACAAGCCTTATAGCGGCAGCGAATCAGATAATTCCTGTATATGATGCTCTTACAGAATCGGAGCAGGCTACATTTACTTATAATAGACCATCCAACGAGACTTACCTTTACATGCTATGGGATTATACTGATAGCATAGATGCAGGAACTACAGGGACATCTAGTATGGAGCCACGAACATATAACGTAAACCTAAATTATGGTGCCAATGTCGGTAAAGCATCCTTTGCCTATGATGCCAATAACACACCAAATAGGTTTGTCCTCAAATATAATAATGTCATTATATCAGACACAGGATATGTAGGCTTAAATAGTGCTGCCAACTACAACGCATTAATAGCAGCAGGGATTCCTACTTCGGAGATAAGCTTAGTGTCTCCCTATGATGGCACAGTAAATAATGGCATAGGAACTATAGAGTTCTCTAAATATTCATCGAGCATCACCACTGCTGAACTTACAGTGTATGCCCCTTTGGCTACAGAAGATGGATGGAGTGGTGGGGTGACAGCTGCCACCCTGACATCTTTCACCATATTTAATACAGGAAGAGATACCAGCGCATTAGCGTGTAGCGACACCGCTGCAACAACATATTATCACAATGGTGTGGCTGCGGACCCTGTAGCAGGAGATACCATATATACAGACTCTGCAGGAGCTACACTATTAGCGGGAGGTAATCTATATTACGCTTTAGGAACTGGAGTTAGCAATACTTGGGTGTATGTTGATAATAATGGAGTGGTATTAGAAAATGGTAGTTGTGCCTGTGCTGAGGTAGCCATACCTGTTATAGACACTACCACTATAGAGCTTACCGAAGGAATGTTTATAAACTATGGGATTCAGGTTACTAATAATCCAACATCTTGGTCTATTATAAGTGGGTGCAATAATTACACACTATATGGAGGCAGTGAAGGTGCCGTATTCTCAGGAACGCATTGTAAGGTAGCAGAGGCTAAGGTGGTGACTGTAGGAGCAAGAAATACTGTACATAGTTGCTTTAGTGGTGCTACAGTAAGTCAACTATCAGGGTCATCAGATGCTACATTCTCTATATCGGGAGTTTGCATGGATGAACTTTTACCTGAAGGACTAAGCTTTGAAAATGGTGTTATTACAGGAACGCCTATGGAGTCGGGAGAATACTCTCTAACGATGACGGCAACGAACTGCTTTGGCACTAGCGTAGAAACAACGCTTACTATATCGGTAGACCCTGAAGGCTTGTTTAAATTTAAAATGGACGCTAATCAGCCTGAGGCTACAACGACAGCTGCGTGTGCTTTAACAGGTGTATATGACTTTTTCTTTCACAATGGAGATTTTGCATATCCTATATTAAATGATAGGGTGTTTACCATAACTGATAGCTTTGCGGACTTGAGGTCTCTTGAAGACCCTGTAGTTATTGAAGCTTCCACAGGCCATGTGTATGTAGCCTTCAATGGTCAGTCTAAGTGGTATCTCATGGACAACAACACTGTCATAAAGATAGCTAGAGATGGCAGAGTGATAGATACCTATGAATGTATCGCGGGAACGACAAAAGTAACGGAAACAGGAGCAGGAGGATTTGCCCCAGGAACAACGAAGACCACAGAGGGTGGCTCGAATAAAACATTAGAATAAAAAGTATTAAATTTGTGTTATGACTAAAATTTCTCAATATACGGCAATGACCACTCTTCAGAGTGGAGACCTTATGGACATTTCTGAAGATTTAGGAGGTAGCTATGGTAGTAGGTCTATTACTTATGCCAACCTACTTACCAACCTAAATAGCGACTTGGCAATACCTGCTTTTGGAGCGGCAAATCAGATGCCTTACATGAACCCTGGGGCTACAGACTTTATATATTCTGCTAACCTTACCTATGATGGTTCTATTATGACAATAGTATCGCCACTTCTTATAAACACTAATAATGAGCTTAGGTTAGGTAGTAACACGGCAAACTATAATGCCCTAAAATCCCCTACAGGAATGGGGTCAAACCTTACCTATACTTTACCATCGGCATATCCTACATCTACAGGACAAGTGCTATCGTCTACGACTACAGGAACGATGAGTTGGGCAAACAACAGCGAGCCTGTTATGAAATATGTATCTTCAGAGGCAGAGCTTACTACTGCTCTTGCGGACTTCCAAGCAGCAGGCGAAGCAGGTATTGCAAAGCTAAATGGTAATATTACACTTACAGGAAACCTAACCCTAGACTTTTATACAGGCATTGAGATATGGGGTGGTAACAACCAAATTATTTGTGGGGCTAATAAAATTATTGTTCAAGGTAGTAGAGGTGCATTTAGAGGGGTTAACTTTGCGGGCAACGTAACTATATCAGGAACAACCACAAATAGTCAAAACATTATAGAGATTAACTCAGCGACCATGAGCAACTTTAGGTTCAATGAGTGTAACTTCAATGATGTGGTTGGAGGCAGTAGCCCTGCTAGTACAGCAGATTCTACATATCCTATAGTGATAACCGACACACAGGCGTACTTTAGATTCTACTTAGATGAGATTGGTATTGGCACAGCAGCAAGTGGTTCAACAAAACCTTATGGTCCTTTCTTAATAAAGTGGAATGCAAGTGGCAAGTCAGGCGCAGCATTACTATTTAACGACTGGCACAACAGAAGCCCAGAACCTTTCTCTGAATCTACAAGATATCAGACGGCTAAAGATTCTATGGTCATCAAGATTGACAATGGTGCAGCATCACAGCCTAGCGTACAGAGGCAGTTTATTTATGACGAGAGCGTTACCCTTAACACTTCTAGTAGTATGACTCTTGATTTGTTTCCAACATTCTTTGGACCAACTACAAAGATAGCGGCAGTAAACCCTACATCGGCAGCGACATTTGGCAACCCTGGAGATATATTGATAAATGGTAGTGCTATCTATATGAAACATACAGGCATAGGCTCTGATACTAACTGGTCACAAATAAACTAATGGCAGCATCAACACTGACATATTCGCAAAAGATGGGAGGATGGACTTCGAGGTTTTCATATCTCCCTGAGTTTATGGTAAGCATGAACAACTACCTATATACTTTTAAAGATGGGAACTTGTGGAGGCATAGGTCAGCTACTGCTAATAGAAACAACTTCTATGGTACCGATTATAACTCGGTAGTGACTCCTGTATTTAACGACTCACCCTTGGATGCTAAGATGTTTAAAACCATCTCCTTAGAGGGTAATGCGTCATGGACAGCGGCAGTAACTACAGACTTGGATACAGGAAGCATAGACTCTACATATTTCACTCTAAAGGAGGGGGAATACTACTCATATATACGTAGGGTAGCAGGGAATATTGACCTTGACCTTATGTCGGCACAAGGTATAGGAAATGTTACTACGGTAGCTACGGCGGTAAAAGATTCAGGAACGACAACAGCTACAACAGCCGATAAGTTAGTGCAGGCGGGACAGAATTTCACTACCACGGTGAGTGTAGGTGATACCGTAAACAATACTACTGACAGCACAGTGGCAATAGTTACTGCCGTAGACAGTGACACCCAGCTTTCTTTGGATTGCGATATTATGGCCTCAGGAGAGACCTATACTATAAACGCCACTACCTTAACTTTTGCTTTTTCATTAGATAGCATTATAAGCATCGGCGATACTATATATTTTGGAGCCACGCCCACTTTGGGGGGAACGATAACAGCAATAGATGATAAGATATTAACTATTAGCTTGACAAGCAATGGCTCCTGTGGCACTATAGTAGGAACAGCACCAGTAAATGGAGACTATATCTTGTATTTTAAAAATGCTGTTGCTGAATCTTATGGGGCACGAGGATACTATATGAAAGTCGAGCTTACCAATAGTAGCACCTCAGCAGTAGAGCTGTTTGCTATAGGCTCAGAGGTCTTTAAAAGTTATCCTTAACTTTTATTATCTTTGCATAAACGCGTGTTAAAAGAAATACTATGGCAATACCATTAGCAGTAAGCGCTGGATTGGGGCTCGTTTCAACGGGTCTTGGCATGTTTGACATGATTAAAGGTGGTCAACAGCGAAGACAAGCGGAGCAAGACGCTATTAAATTCGGCAAAGAAATAGAAGAGATACAAGTAAAAAATGTTATGGGGGAGCTTGCTCTTCCTAAAAAAGCTGCAGAGCTAGAGCTGGAAGCCTCAAAGGAGGCGTTAGCTACAGGGGTAGAAGCCGCAAAGGCTGCAGGTGCTGAAGGAGTAATTGGCTTAGTGCCTAAATTACAGCAGCAGGCAGGTCGTCAGGCCTTAGGTACGGCGGCACGTTTAGAGCAGCTAGAATATCAAAGAAACTTAGAAATGGCGCGTCAGGCTCAAGCTATAGAGAATCAAAATGTAAACGCCCAAAGGCAGCTTGGAATGATGAGGCTGCAAGGTGCTGGCATGGCAGCGGCAGAAGGCTCACGCAGGCAGCAGGCAGGGCTTCAGTCTATGATAGGTGGGCTAGGTCAAGCGGCGGCATTAGGGTTAGAATACTCCCCTTTATATCAAGAGGAGGCAGCAACGAGAAAAGCTAATAGACAAGCAAAAAGAGAAATGAAAGCTATACAGGGTGATAACGCTTTTGCTACCATAGAGCCGATAGCTCCTGTGGCTGGTTTAAGTCGACAAACTCCACAAATGCAGTTCCCTAGTCTTGGGCAGCCCGCAGCTTTAAATACAAGCATACCTGCTCCATTTCATCAACAGAGAGGAGGGATACCTAATGTAGGATTTAGCTTAGGGGTTCCTGGAGCGCAGAGGCAGCCTTTACAACCTGTAATGGGGCAGTGGAATCCGCAGAGTGCTTTTATCAAAACTGGTTTTGAGCCTGAGTTTATGATGGAACGGGGCACACAGATGCAACCTTTGCAACCTGCCATAGGGCAGTATGGAGGGATGTTTGCTCCTCCAAGTGGCACTTTTATCAAAACTGGTTTTGAGCCTGAGTTTTTTAATGTAGGATATTATTAATAAATTATATAGATGGAATACGCAGGTTACGTTCAGAGAAATCAGCCCACAGATTGGTCGAAAGTTACAGGAGAGGTAGCAAAAGAGCTCAAAGCAGTAGAGGAGGGTAGAGAGAAAAAAAGAGAGAGACTAGACAAGCTATATTCTGCTAATAGCAAGCTCGTAGGTGATGTGGAGATGGGCATGAACCCCAACTTTAATAATGTAGTATTAAATAAAAGTACACAAGCGCGTTCCATGATTTATGATAGCTACCAGAAAATGAAGCGCGGAGAGATAACGCAGCGCCAGTATAAACTTATGATGCAGAACATAGAGTCTGGATGGGGGGAGTTTGATACTGCAGTAAAACAGAAAAACAACAGGTTTGCTGAAATAGAAAAGATGCAGCAGGCAGGGACATTGGGTGGCAGAGCTGCATATCTAAATGAAGAGGCAGCGAAGATGTCTACATTTAATGGCTATGACCTTATTATAGGAGATATGGGTACTATGGCTATGGCAAAGATAGACCCTAATACAGGGAAAGCAATACCAGGCTCTATTACTCCTATGTCTGCTTTAAATATAGAGCAGAATGTTATAAATCAAAAATATGATATCAGCGCAAGAGCGGCGGCATATAGCGCAAGGATAGGGAAGTTTACGGTGCAAGATGGAAAAATTACCAAGACAGGTACCTCTGCTTTGGAAGCAAAAGAAATGTGGGGAGATACCAAAAAGGCTATCAGCAGTGCCATGTTGGCAGGCCCCAATGACGTAGGGGATGCCTTAGTAGATAGCGGTCAGGGATATTATTTCTATCAGGAAGGTGATGGTCAGGAAGTTACCGATAAAGCCATTAAACTTGTGTTGCGTGATGACGGCACTAAAGTAGCTCAGCCAGAGCCTGAGCAGATAGCAGAAGCAAAAAAAATGATAGGCGCAGAGCTCGACAGGCAAGTGGGCTTAGGAGAGCTAGAAGATAGGAGCTCTAGGTATTCCGAGACCAAGCTAGAAACGCGAGAAAACTATATGCGAAATTACATGTTGGCTGAAGATATGGCCCAAGGCATAGGTCTCGACAAATTAATAGGTAAAACAACACTCAAGGGGAATCGCATCACCCAAAAACCTGAAAACCTAGGGGAAAATATCCGAGTATGGTTTGAGGCGGGAACAGCGGGGAAACCACGCACAGAATCTATAGACATTCCTAAAGACCCTAAATATATAATTAAGCTTCTAACAGGAGATATGAAGTTAAGTGTTGCTGAGGAGGAGCGTGTTTATGATGTCGGCAGGGAGCATTATTACGAAACCCAAGGAGAATATTACACTGCAGAAGAGGGAGAGAGCGATATACGGAAAGTAAATTGGAAGGATTGGCATGAAGATACCACAGAACAGTGGAGAAAGGACTATTCCAACATAAACACTTCTGACAAAGATGATTTTGAGGCGACTAAAGAGACTATATTTAAAGATATTGAAGATAAATTTAAGGGCGCAACAGGCAGTGATTTTAATAGGGATGACATTAGAGTGGAATTGGCTCCTGAAGATGATAGAATAGATATTAGCTTTACCAAACATACAGGTAAAGAAAGAGAAAAGAATAAAAAATCTATATACATAAATAATTTTTACACTGACAAGGAGGAATACACAAAAATAGGTGACATTTTAGATAGCTTTGTAAATAGCTATATTGAGGATATGAAAGTAGAATCGGAACTTGATTATGGAAAGCTTTAAGAATTAACTATGAATGAAGAGGTAATAAAAGATTTGTATAACAAAGCAAAAGATAAAGGCTACACTAAGTCTATGGATGCCTTTACTACTCTCTTGCAAAGCAATGAAGATGTTCAAAACGATATGTTTTCTTATGTTCAAGGAAAAGGATATAAAAAAGACATCAACTCTTTTCACGAATTAATAGGTGTAAAAAAAAAAGAAACTGGGGCATCGGCTGGTCCAATGGTGGAAGACGCTACTATATCGGAAGACGCAAAAGTGGAAACCATTCCGCCTGGGGATTCTTCAGTTTCGGATAAAGGCGATAGCTCCAAAGTAAAACATGGCATTGCAAAAGTGGAGTCTTTATACAAAGGAAGCCCTTTTAAAGATAACCCTTATGCAGCTACTAACCCAAATAGTAGTGCGGCAGGGAAGTACCAAATATTATGGGATGAGCATAATAAAAAGATTACCCAAGTTACAGGGGTAAAAACAAAAGAAGAGTTTCTCAAAAATCCCGAAGCACAAGAAAAGTTTATGGATTGGTGGGTGCCTAATGTTTTAGAACCCGACTCTTTAAAGTTAAAAAAAGCCCTACCCGAACAAACAAAAAATTTAAGTGATGATGACCTTTTGGCGCTAGTACATTTTCAGGGACTCAAACGAGCTAAAAAGTTTTTAGAAGAAGGGTCTATGGCGGTAGCTGATGACCAAAACATTACTGTAGATGAATACCTAGAGAAATTTAGGAAAGGCACATTAGACTATGCTCCCGAAGCACAAAAGGAATCTCCCGAACAGGAGCAACGCAGCTTGGAATATGAGAAGTTTCGAGGCTCTAAGCCTGTGACTGCCGAGCAGATGGAGGGTATAGTAAAAGAAGCCAAACAAGATATGGGATGGGTTGACCCTCTTGAACTTCCCAACACCTTTTTTGACATGATTCCAGATGAGGACACATGGAGTAAAACACAAGTAGCGTTGACACAAGCCTATGCCGACCTTAAAGACAGCATTAGTGAGGAAGATGACAAAACTAAGGGCACATTAATGGGGCGCGCATTGGAATTTGTAGAAGACTTCTTACCAAAAACAGATAAAGAAATAGCTGCTAAGACTACCTACGATAGGTTGAAAAGCGAGGGTAAGGACCCTAAAACAATGTCACCTGAAGTGTTTGCTCAAGAGGTATTTAACACTCTAAGGCAGGAGGCTATTACAAGGAGAGAAGAGTACAATCAGGAAGAATACCTTAGCGCCTTAGAAGATGATGACGAAGGAGATATTAAAAAAGACTCTTTAGTGGAACAAAACCTCAAGGAATCTAAGAATTTGTCTATAGCAATAAAGCGCGACCTTGTAGAGCGGGCTAGTATAGAAGCCGCATATAAAGAAAACCTAAGTGTAGGTAAAGGGCTTGAAAAACAAATGGAAGCTGCCGATGGAGAGGATAGACTTCTTATCGCTGAGCAATATGCTCAGGTAATGGCGCAAGCAAAAAGGGATTATGATGCTGCCGTAAAAATTACCAAAAAGATAAATGAGAATACCAAAGACCTTCAGAGCTTTGAGACAGAGGCAGACCTGTTAAAACGAAACTATGACCACCTGATAAATAAAGGGGCGCAGTTAGGGTCGTCTATATTAAAGATAGGTCTTACTGGCGCTAAAGCTATTAAAGACGTAGGGGTAGCCATACCTATAGTAGGTCTTTTTGGAGACGTTCCTGTAGCTATGGCTCGCTATGGGGTAGAGCAGATAGAGGCAGGGTTTGGCATAGACATGGACATGGCCTTAAAAGCTATAAGCAAAGTAGAGGCAGGGTCTCAAAAACTAGAAGATAAGCTTGATGCTGCCGATAAGTGGGTGAACGAGAATATGGTAGATAATATGAGGAAAGCTAGGCAGCTTGATGATTTAAGCTCATGGTCCGATTATGGGCAGTGGGCGGGTGATGTTTTAGCCACCAATATTAGTCAAGTAGCAATAGTTGCCTTGACAGGACCTGCAGGATTAGGAATATTATCGGCATCAGCCTATGGAGGAAAGCTTCAAGGCATGGAAGAGGAGCTGAAGCAGATGGGGATATCTCACACTAAAATGCTAGAGCAGCTAGAGGGCATGGAGGAAGGCCCTGCTCGCCAAGCGTTAGAAGAAAAGATAAAAGAAAATCAAGTAGACATAGAGGGTCACAACTTTGTACAGATGAGGGTAGCGTCTGCATTAGTAGCAGCGGGAGAATTTGCGTCAGAGAGAGTTACCTTGGGAATAATTAAAAGGGCAATGCCTTCAACACGATTTGTGAGGGTAATGCAGAAATACAAAGAGGGCAATATTGGGGAGCAGATACGCTTAGGAGCCAAGGCTGCATATAAAGAAAACGGCAAAAAGCTTGGTCGCTGGATGTTAGCACCCGCCGAAGAGGGAGGCTCAGAGGTTTTTGCTCAGGTAGTAGAAAACCTTGCCGACAAATATGTGATGAATAAAGATGTAGGCATCTTTGACCACATCAATGAAGCCTTTTGGTCGGGAGCGCTGATTGGTGGCACCATAAACACTACAGGGTTAGTAGCAGGAGCGATAGCACAAAACACCCTTAGACAGGATAAGAAAACTATTGCCAACAACCTCCTTACTATAGAGAAATATGCTAAGCAGATAGAGGCTATAAACAACAGCTCTGCCGTGATGGATAAAAAGTCACAGACAGCACCGCTATATGAGGCGGCGCTAAACCTAGAGATAGAGAATGGGCTTCTTATAAGCAAGGGCATAGGGATAGCTAAAAGGCTTACTCTCTCCGAGATGCAGCAGATAGGGAAAATAGACTCCGAATTTGGGCAGCTCGTAAAAAAATATAACGATGTAAAAAACAGCACCGTACTTGACGATGGGGTAAAGAAAGCCCTGATAAAACAATACCAAGCGCAGTATAATCAGCTGGTAACACAAAAAGATAATTTGCTGACTAAGGGCGAATCACAGGACCCTAGATATATTCTTAATGAACAGGAGGTCAGCAAGGAAGAGTTGCAGGCATATATAGCCGATGAGGCAAACCTGCAAAAGCTAGCCGAAGGGAAAGCAAGCGTAAGGATAGCTAACGACACATCCTTAGAAAATGAATTTGTTAAAAAAATAAAACCAATACAAGATGCCATTCAAAAGCCAAGCACAGAGGAGATGGATGTACGCCAACGAGCCAGAGATGGCGAAGAGGTGGGAGTCCGAGACACCAAAGAACCAGACGTTACCGAAGAGGTTGTGGTCGAAGTACAAGAACAAGATGTCCAACAGAAAGAAAAAGTAGATAAGACTGAAGAGTACCTTTCAAGAGAAGGGGGATTTCAAAATGTTTCTGCTAGGGTAGCAAAAAAAGAAAAAATCAATGAGAAAGAAGTAGACAGCGCCATTGATGAAGCCTACAACCTATTAGATGAGATAGAAAAAGACACCGATATATCTAAAGAAGATAAGGCAGCGCTTACAGAAATTATTGAAGAAGAGATAACAAAACTGGAAAACTATGAACTTATTACAGAAACTCAAACTCGCAAGATTGCCGAAGCAAAAACAGTACGAGTTCCTAAAAAGGCTAAAGGAAAAACAGCAGAAGAAAAACAATTCGAAGGAAAGAAAGCAGACTACTCCGACAAGCAAGGTGGAGGCGGTAGAGGAACAATAGTTCTTGTAGAGCGACCTGATGGCAAAGAATACTATGTCTTAGAGGGTGCTAAGCGGAATGTGTTGGGAGCACGCCCTACTGTGTCTTTTGTATTAGGAGAGAAAGGTAAGGTATTCCAAAATGCTACCATCAACTACAACGAAAACAATGAGCCTGTATCTATTACTACCCAAGAGAAAGGTGGTAAGCAGGTAACAATAAAAGACCCTGAGATTGCCAAACAAGTATTTATAGAGCAAACAAAAGATGAGGACTTCGACCAGGAGTTCTTTGAAGAGACATACATAGAGTTTGTGGGTGAGGAAGATGTGGAGGTTTTAAAAACCGAACCTAGAAAAGCTAAGAAGGCAGAGCCTGTGGCTAAAGCGGAGCCTAAGAAAGCTGAGCCTAAAAAGGCAGAGCCTGCAAAACCTGTAGCTAAAGCAGAACCTAAGAAAGTAACAGAAGAAATAAAACAAAAGTTTAAAGAAGAAATAAACTCCCCTAAACTAAGAAGCACAAAGGGAGCCATCGAAGACATGGTTCGGTTTTTAAGGGATGAACTTGGGTTAGATGTAAATATGGGAGGGAAAGGGAAAGCTGTTTATGACGGAGCTAATTTTAATTTTATAATAGACGGAGTTGAATTTAGTGTACAAGGTACGGGCAATATTTTAGGTGGAGGGTTTACATCCTTGGATATTACGCTAGACGAAATATTAGAAGCCAAAGAAAAAGCTCAAGGGCCTGTTCAGTTTAGGAAAAAGCCTCAATTTAAAACATTAAACATCCCTAAGCGAGGGGTTAAAGACGAGAAGGGGACAATAGAAAGGCTGTCAGAAAGGTATCCCGATGCAGAGGCGTTTGGAAATGCGCTAATTCCTTTTTTAGAGCAGGAGTTTGATAAGACTATTAACAGCAAAATTTTAGAACAAGGCTTAAATAAATTACAAGAGAAAGGTGCGCCCCCTCAAATGATAAAGCAGGTCAAGTCTATGCTGCAAAAGAAACAACAACAGCAAGAAGGTAAAGAAATTGAGCGCATAGAGACTGCGGAGACCAATCAAGCTGAAGCTGATTTAATAGAGAAAATAGATAATAGGAAGGTTGAGCTTCAAGAAGAGCATAAGAAAGAGGTGGTCTCTCAGGTTCAAGCAGATAATATAAAACCTAGAACTAAAATATTAGGAATAGGTAAAGCTACAGGAGCTAAAGCTAAAGCGTTGCCTGAAATGACATATACTTTTAGCATTAATCAAGCCACGGAAGGAATTAGAAGCCTAGAGGGGAGACGAGGGGTGTCGGTTAGCGGTGAGGGCGCTAATAAAACTATTTCTATTAAAGGCAAAGACCTCGTTAGATATGGCTTAGCACAACCCATATCCAAGGCAGAAAGACTGAAAGCACACGGAATTATAGATAATGTATCACAATATTTTGGCAAGCAAGCCTATAACGAAATGTCTCCTGAAAGGAAAAAGTTTTTAGGAATGTTCCGCAAAGGTAAAGCCGAAGAGGTGGAAGCCGAAGTTGTCGATGAGGTTGCTGTTATTGCCGAAGAGATGAATAAGATGGAGGGACTGGTTATTGAAGATGTACCCTTTGAGGCACTCAAGGGTAAAGGGAAAATGGATACCAAAACCTTTAAGAGAAAAGGAGTAGCAAAAAAACCTAAGATAGTAGGCATAGCAGACTTTGCTAACATGCCTGTGATGGTGACGATATCTGATGAGCTTACCACTGGTGAAGTTACAAACCCACAGACAGGGGAAGTTATTGACAACCTCCGAGGGGGAATACTAGGCCCCTATACCGAAGGCATGGAAGATGTGGCGTGGTCTTATACTGGGATTAGCCCAACACAGGAGACATGGAATACAGCACTAAAGGTATATGAAAAAAATAAAGCGCTATTTGATAAGCTATGGAAAGAGGGTAAGCTTCCCGACCAACATATTCCCGTAGCCGTTGTTAAGATGGGTAAAGATGCTATGAAGTCTAACGAAGCTATGGTACGTCAGGTGGTGCAGAACCTAGCGACCTTCCCTGCTAAAAATAAAGCGGCAGCATATAAGGCGCTTATGCCAGATATAAAGAAGCTTAGGAAGACAATAGACAATAGGATAAAGAAAAGAGAAGAAGCGGGAAAGGAAGGTAAAAGAGCTGACAAAAATTTACTCAAGGATTATAACAATATCATTGACTTTCTTGAGAAACATAAAACATTGGATGCTGTATTAGAAAATCTAACCGACCTCAAGATAAGAGAAAGGCCATTATTGATTAACAGGTTTACCACAGGAAAAATGAGCTTGGTCCCTGCCAAAGATTCTGCGCTAAGAGCACAATCAGCTGCCGCCAAAGCTTTAGTGAAAGGACTTCCTCAGTCCGAGATAAAGAAAATACATTTAGGGCATCTTGCACAAACTCTCGCTGACCCTGCTCTTAAAAATATTCCCGACAGGCACATTGTTGCTATGGTAGGCATTGACATATCCTCAGAAGGACCTGTACGTACTGATGTTCACCCCAACTATCCGTGGGTGCTTAAAGGACAGGGGCTAGGAATTATGGGCGAGACCGTGCATCTAGCTCAGGCTATGCCTGCGGCTTATGCCAATATCATCGACAAGCTGCTGAAGGCGCAAGCTCAGGGGAAGGAGGTTGCCTTAGGAAACATTATACGAGACGCACTTCCTAGTGCTTTAAATAATGACATATTAAAGGGAAGGCCTCTCACCACTCGTGAAGACGATGCTGTGAGAGTGATAGCTGCCTTGCAACTATCATTCCCAGACTCGCAGTTCTTTACAGACCAAGCGACATGGGAGGAAATCATGGCTTCGGATAATGTGCAGAAAAGAATATCTGAGGGAGATGTAGTCTATGGGTTTACCGTAGATGGAGACGTATATCTCAATCCTGAGTTTATGGATTTCAACACACCTATCCACGAGGCGGGACACCTATGGGTAGACTTCATAGAGCAAAACAACCAGAAGTTATTCCAGAAAGGGATAGAGCTTGTAGAGGGAACAAAAGAGTTGAAGGAAGCTATAGCTGAGTATGGCGACAACATCTTTGCGAGAAAGGAAGCTTTGGCTATTCTTATTGGTAATAAGGGAGAAACTATCGTCAACGCCTCGCAGCAGAGCAAGTTTGAAAACTGGCTTATGGCTGTAATGAAATACATACAGCAGAAGTTTCCATCACTACGGAAGCTTACTCCTCAGCAGGTGTCTGAGCTTACGCTACAGGAGTTTGTTGGCGGTGCCATTAAAGAAGTGCTGGGAGGTAAACCTATAAGCCCCACAAAGGTAGTATCTAAAAAGGGAGAGGTGCAAGCCAGAAAATCCCCGCAAGCAGAAAAGGAAGCTTTGTTGAAAGAGATTAAATCGCGTAGGAATGTACTCAATGCGCGCTATATAAAAGACCCTAAGGGTAAAGACAAGGTTAAGAAATCTAAGATAACAAAAGCAATAGCCGAAGAGATAGATGCCATAAATGAAAAATATCGTGGCAAGTGGAGTGATTTGGGAGTGGTAGAGCTGGAAGCTATACGAGATAAATTAATTGAATTAGAAAGGAAAGGAAAAGAAGCTCGTAGAGAAGAAACAAAAAAAATTGAAGAGGAAAGGAAATCACTAAGGGCTGAGGCATCGACAATTATAGGTAAAGATAAAAAAGGTATAGGCTCGACTATAGTTATAGAAAGTGCTCGCTCCATAGAGCAAGAGCCTGCGAGGGAGCTGTATCGCCAGTCTACAAAAGGTAGCACCTTTATTGTTGATGGGGTTTCAAGAACTAAGTCGCAATTTAAAGAAGACCTTAAAAAGGGATTGCCGCAAGGGACCGTAGTACAGTATGTGCCAGGTGCCTTAAATGTGGATGCGGTAGAGGCACAAAAGAAATTTAGACTGCGCTTTTTTAGGCATGACGTAAAAGACCTATTTACATTAATACATGACCTTTTTGGGAAAGGGTATAAAGGCATGAACTTTTTTAGAAAGAACTTCATAAAGCCTATGCTGACTGCTGAGAAAATATATCGCTCTTTATCTGACAACTTCAACACTGAGTTCTTAGCAATGAAGTACAAAGCCCTATATCCTGAAGGTAAATCGCTGCTGTCGCGTTTTAAAAATAGGATAAATATGAGTGCCAAGACAGGAATAAAAGTTACCACAGATTTTGGTACCAAAGTAGATATAACCAATGACGAAGCAGTGCTGCTGTATAACTACATAAAAAACCCTAAGCTTATTGATAAAATGAGAGAAGGGGGGATTAAAGAAGGTGCTATTACTTTTGAGATTATGAAAAAAATAGTAGACTATGTAAACGCAAACCCTAAGCTAAAAAATTATGCTGATGGCATAGTAAAGGTCTATGAAAAATATAAAGAGCCTGTAGAGACGGCCCTAGACAAAGAGGGCTACACTACTTTTGGGTATCCCACATACACCACTTACGATGAGTATGTAGAAAAGAAGACTAAGGATTATATGAAAAAAGGAAGGTCAGAAAGTGATGCCCTAGACATGGCTATTAAAGATGCCGATGAAACCTTTAGCCTGCTTATAGACATTTATGGTAGCATAGATAATATTCCTAGACTGATTCCTTACACTCCTACAAAGGTCGATAGCTTTGCTGATGATATGAGCGTAGACACCTTGATTGACCCTAAAGCTGACATTAATGCCATCACGGTAATGACGGGGAATTTGGTGGCAAGGAAAGCGGGTGGTGCGTTGAAGTGGAGAGATATATCTCCCCAGGAGTTAGCCCTAAATTATTCTAGGGGAGCACTAAGAGCAGCGGCATACTTGAAGTTTTTTAAAGATAGCAATGCTATTTTTAATAAAACCAATATGGATAAGATAGAAGCATTAAAAGGTAAAGGCTTTGTTAAAGAGTTAAAACAAGCTATAGCTAGAGTAATTACAGGACAGAGGAGAGCAGGCATGGGAGAGATGTCAGGGGCTGTTAAATTTTTATATGATTATGTTAATATGTCTCAAGGACTTATAATGTTCTTAAATAAAAAATCTGCCCTCTTGCAGCAGCTATCAATATTAAACTTTGCCCTACACACCAACCCTGTAGATTATGTAGCAGGGACAGCTTCTTTAGCCACAAAGAAAGAGATGGCAAAAACGCTACAGGAAATATGGAATAGCAAATATATGGTAGGCAGAAGGAAAGGTGCGGCGGGAGATATCTCTATGGCTGAAGTCATGGATATGAAAGGCTCGTGGTTTAAAAATATAATAAAGGTACCCCTTGAAAAAGGATATTCCTTCACACAATGGGGAGATTCTATAGCTATAGCAATAGGAGGGCTGCCATATTACGCTGCTAGAAAAAGAGTTTATGAGAAGGAGGGTCTTAGTGAGGCTGAAGCTAAAGAAAAAGCCATGCTGGATTTTGAAGAAGTGTCAGAAGGGACCCAGCAGTCTGCTATTATGGCTCGTATCAGCTCACAGCAGGTGACAGCTTTAGGGAGAACGATATTGACATTTGCTAACATTCCTATGCAATATAATAGGTTAATGTATCAGTCGTTTTTAGATATAAAAGATGGCAGAGGAAATCTTGCTACCAACATATCCAAGATAGTGTATTATGGTGCGGTGCAGAACTTCCTTTTCTCTGCGCTACAGCAGGGATTGTTTTCTTTATTCTGGGATGATGATGATGAGGAACAGGAGATAGGAAAGACAACAAGGACTATAAACTCTATGGCTAACACGTTATTAAGAGGTACAGGAGTGTATGGAGCTATTGTCGCAGGCGTAAAAGATGCCGCCATGAATTGGCTTATGAAAGAAAAGCCTGATTTTTGGAAAGATGGAGTTATGTCTATTGCCTCTATTGCTCCTTCGGTAGGATATAAAGTTCATCAGGCACGTTCAGCATATAAAGAAATAGAGTTTGCCAAAGAGGAGGATTGGGACCAATTTTCAAACCTAGAAATTGACGAAGAGTTTTTAGACAATCCCTATGTGCGCGGTATTTCTAAAAGTATTTCTACAGGATTAAATACGCCTATAGAAAGAATATTCCAGCATATAGATGATGGGGTGGATGCGGCAAACGAAGAATATGATGGTTTATTGAGAATATTAAGAGCGGCTGGATGGAGCCGATACGCTTTGGGCATGGATGCAAAATGGGAAGAAGAAAAAGAGGTAGAAGGATATATGAGAAAATCCTTTAGAGCAGTCCCTCCTCCACCTCCTCCACCTCCTCCACCTCGCAGAGCAGCTCCTCGCAGAGCAGCTCCTCGCAGATAATACTAAAACAGGTGAGTGAGTCTAGCTATCTGCCCATGCTTAGGGTGATGAAGGAATCCTTCGATAGCTTTGGGGGCATGCTGATGGCCCATCTTGTGGTGCCAAGAGTCGGTGCCTGATGGAGAGCGCAGGCTCTCTACATTTACAGAGCCATAGTCTTTAGATGTTTTGTGATGTACGTGGTGAGTATATACGTATCGGTGTTTTGATTTAGCCCACTCCTCTTTAGCCTCATGTGCCATAAGTAGTGGCAGGTCAGTAGCCTTAGCGGCATCGCCGTGAGTGGTGCCAATAAGGTTGTTGCCATAATGATAATATTTTCTGTGAGCAATACTTACATCAAAAGTAATATGTGGGCATTTATGGAACCATGAGGTTATGGTATCGGCAAGAAAGAAGCCGTTGGTATAGTCGTGGTTGCTGGGATTATACATGAAATGTACATCAGCAATACGCATAAGCTTCTCTAGGGTCTCTACATATATTTTCTTTGCCATGAGGAAGTTCTCATACCACATCCTATCAGTATCTTGTGAGGTGCCCTTAGTAGTTTTCCTGTCGGGAGTATCTATATGTAAGATGTCGTTGCCCCCAATAAATAATATCTGTTCTATGTTGTAGCCTATAGTCTTATCTAAGATGCCCTGCACGCCCTCGCGTACTCGCTTTACTGCTATATTGGAGTCGTAATCATCGCCACTTTCCATAGCTGTAGCCAGCTTGCCTATATGCACATCAGCAGGGTCTATAACAAGGAGGTGCCCGTCAGGCATATCGCTCCTCACGATAGTGGGATATTCAGGAGCATGTTCCTTCATGGATTCTATGAGCTCCTCACGAATCTCTTCATAGCTGACACCATCTTCACCTTTGACGTTGATAGAGTAGTGCTGCCCTTTGTACCAATAGTATTTAACTTTATCAAAAGGGATGCCGACTTTTTCACACTCCTCCAACAGCCCTGTGCTTTCCTGCTCATAGATATGTCTATCTAACTTCTTGCGTATAGAGTCAATAGAGTTAGGAATATTATAGGTCTTTTTAATAATTCTCGATACCTCACTTTTATTATTCGTAACAGTTTTATATAAACTATACGCGTGTTCCAGCTGCTCCTTCGTCATGGATGTGATTAATTTTTATCTGAGACATTAAAAAGGAAAGATGACGCAAAGCTTTTTTCAAGCCCGCATCATCTTCGTCCATAAGGGAATCATATATATCATCAGTGCTATTATGAATGTTGTCCATAAGAAGATTGATGTACCTTATCTTATTATGGTCTCCCTTCTGCACTGCCATGTGCGAATATAAACAATTATATCACATAAAACAATACTACATATTAACAACTTCACAGGAGCCGCCAGCACATGCAATCTCGCCACTAAGGTCGGTGTTGTCATCATTCTCAGCAATACCCGTGAGGTCTATAGTTTTTAACTGCGTATATAGCTTATTGAAATGCTGCTCATCAATAGATTCAAAAGGAGCTTGCTTATATGTTCCTCCATCATAAGGCAATACCGATAACCCATTAAAGGTATCCTTGTGGTGCCACATCCATTCACACACCTCTTCCCACTCATCATCTTTTATAGATATAGTAGCAGAGACATTGTTGGTGTTAGAGCCTGAAGCATGACCATTCTTTACCCACTCGGTATTAAACTTAGAGACTCTCTCTAGCAGAGAAAAGGCTGTCTCGTTGTCGCGAACAATAGCGCCCTCAGGTGCTGCCTGTGGAATCTCTATGACTGCTGTGTTAGGAATAGCCTCGTAGTCGGTGACAAGTTCAGGGTGATGCTCAGCAAGGTAAAGATATAAAGGCTCATCTTTAGTGCATTGCATACGCCTTATATAGTATGGTGCATGCCACGCATGAATACCACTAGAAGTGCCTACCACGCAGCTAGTCGTGCCTGAAGGTTTTATAGTCGTCTGCCTCGCTGCTGTATTGATGCCCAATATATCAGACACTTCTTTATTCTCGCTGTTAACAACAGCTGCTGCTTCGGTAAGGTCATACCCTAATATATTGCCGTTGCAGATACCTGTAATGCCTACACCAATAAGGGCATCTTTTTCAGTGGTGTTCTGCCATATAGGGCGTAAGTAGTGGAAGTTAGTAAATCCTGCCTGCAAGGTGCCAAAGAAAGCCGCTACTCTAGCTCTTTCATTAAGGTCTTCTTGAGACTCTATGTTGCCGCCATTTATCTCTGTAAGGTTGCAGAACTGATAGGGACGTAGGGCTATCTCGCAACAAGGGTTGCATCCCCAATCTTTATCATTAGAAAAATATACCCCAGGCTCCCCAGAGCCGCTATCTTTGATACGATTCCATATCTGCGTAAAGAACTTCTTCGTTACCCTATGTCTTAATATAACTGCAGAGTTGTTGGCTCTACCACGTTGAGGATTTTTTTCCCACCACATGCCAGCCTTTGCCCCTAACATAGCTTCATCGTCAGCAGAGAACAAAGAGATAAGTGCCGCCCTACGGATGCCTCCTGCAAGTACAGCGTCAGCGATATGGCATACAATGTCATGCACCTCAAGAGAAGTAAGCTTAGCGCCATCGGTTTTTCTTTCTAAGATAAGCTCTATATTAAATAGGCATCGCTTTAATGGCTCAGGGCCTGGAGCTTTCCCTCCCGCCGTGACAAGCCTAGAGCCCTTAGGTCTTATGTCGCTGAAGTCAAAGACAGGTTTAGTTTTGCGGTAGCCAAAATATGAAGACAAGAGATGCCTAACAGAATCTGCCCATCCCTCTATGCTATCGCCCACTAAATACTTCTGCTTCTTTAGTGGCTTCCTAATTTCAGGGAGTTGTTCTATATGGTGATATTGCACCGAGAAGCCCACACCTGTTCCTCCCAAAAGCAAGAACATAATCTCCGAAAAAGACCTGTAATCATCAAGGGGTAAATAGGCGCAATTATAAATGCGCGATTCATTCTTTACTATAGCAGGACCTGCAAATTGAGCAGCGCGCATAGACATCAAAACTTTCTTGTTACGTATAAGCTCCATATTGGAGTGGATGCTCGCACTTAGCATAGGATATCTTTCCATCATCATGTTCTCATAACGCGTACATATTTCCCCCCAAGTCTCTCTGCGCCCCTGGTGGTGTAAAAATTTTGCGTACTTATTAAAGACTACGATGTCACTAAGAATCTGATTGTTCTTTTTCATGGTGTGGTGAAATTTAAAAGTTAATATTAAAATATACTCCTTACCTTTCGGGTATGTGTTTCCACAAGATTGCCCTTCAACATAAGGTCAAGATAGCGGTCTGAATCTATCTCTTCAATATCATAGAGATAGACCTCCCACGGGTTTACAGAATTAAAATGAATCTCAAAAAATCTAGCGTTACTTTTGTCGTCATTAAAAGTCATGCCCAAAGATACATCTTCTTCAATGACATTAGCAAGTCTTTCTAATGATTCAAATAAATAAGCTGATACATATTCTCGATGGCTCTCAATGCTATTGATAACCTCTTTGTCTATAAGCATCACCTTACTCGCCTTTGTAGATTTCGGTTGTGATTCCGTGTTTTTCAAGCTCATCCATTCTATATTTTTGTAAGCTACTAAGACGGCCTTTAGAAGTTTTTACCTCACAAAATACTACACCACAATTCGGGGGTATAGCAATAAGGTCAGGTATTCCGTTCTTGTTCGTCTTCATTAATTTAATAACATAATAGCCTTCTTCTTCTAGTTGCTTAATTTTTTTTTGTTGAATTTTTCCTTCTTCAGTCATCAGAACAAAGTTAACAAATCCTCTCTAAAGTGTTTGAGGGTATAGTTCTTCTTGTCTATCACTGCTTTATATATTTTGTCTTCGATTCCATCTTCGGCAAATATCCAATAAACCTTATTATAGGTCCTGTCTTTGGTATTCATTCTATCTCTGCTCTGCCAATAACTTGTAGCGGAAAAATCTATGTTGTAATATACAATATATTTTGCCTGCTTTAGGCTTATCCCTTCGCGTCCACTTACAATCTGTAAAGCAATACTTTTATCGGGGTCGTTATTAAACTCGTCAATGTCAGTAGTAAAAAGCCTTTCTGGATATACTTCTTTTAAAGCCTCCAGCTCTTGCTTAAACTTATAGAATATCGCTATCTTTTGTTCATAAAATCTTTGGGCAATAAACTCTGCCTTAGAATAGTCTATAGTCTTAGCATTGCCCGATTCAAATATAGCCGTACCGCTATAAAGCTGATGGAGCTTACTCATAAGCTTAGCTCCTGTGTCCGCAAGAATAACCTCTTCATTGCCTGTAATAACCCTATCATTCCTTAACATGTTGCTCATCCTATATGTAAGGTGGCTCATCTTAACATGCAAAATCTCTTCCTCAACCTCTGATTTAAAGCCCGCCTCTTTTTGGGTGTAGTTGATAGTATAAGGAGCTACCGCGGCAAGTATCTTTTTTTCTATGCCATTAGAGTAGTCATTGATTCTATTACCGCCTATCATCTTCTGCTTGACAATAACATAGTCGTCAGCCCATCTATAGAAGTTTTTATACTGAGCAAAAGGGTTGTTGGGGTGGCCATACATCTGATGATATATCTGGGAAAAGCTCTCAGGAGTAGGTGTCCCTGATAACAATATAAGAGAGCAGCCATGTTTAGAGATAAGCTCCTTGACTTGCTTGGCTCTTTTGTTAGGGGGAGCAAAAGCTCCCATGCTATGGGCTTCATCACAGATAATGATATCCCACTTATGCTCAGGGATTTTATGTAGGCTCTCATAGTTGATGACATCCATAGTATATGAGGGAGCATAGGCATCATAGTCTGCCTGAATAGAAGATATAGCCTTTTTCTTGGTGATAAAAAGGATAGAGGTAGCCTTTACTTGCTCACATATCCCCAATGCGGTAAGGGTTTTGCCTGTACGCACCTCCATAGCTAAGTATAGTAGCCCCTTATCTCGCAAGATATGCGTTCCCTTTTCAATTATTTCCTTCTGATAATCTCTAAATTCCATTTTTAATTATTTTTTGTAGTTCTTTATGAGTATATTTTTTGCCCCAATTCATTTTTTTATCTAGCCTTTCAAACTTCTCACACAATTCATCGAGGGTTTCACAAGACATGAGCGTTCTCCATCCAAAAGTAAAAGGCTTCTGTATCTGAGGCTCAGTGTTAAAATGAAACTGATTTTGTTCTTCATTATATTCTAAGTGATATAACATCTTAGTTGTTTTGGTCTGATAATTCCGAAATTCCATATTCTTTAGCTTTTTGTTTTTTTAATTCTTCTAACTCATCACCATCCACAATATTGTTAGACTCCCATGTCTCTACAAGTGCATCATTAACATAGATGCGAACCTCTGTGCATATCTTTCCCGCCTCATCAAATGAAAAAGGATAGTAGTATGTCAGGTATCTTATCGTTTTCATAGTAGCGTGATATGAACAGGTGTATATTCTCCAACGTATGCACAGAAGACGTTAAAGTTTAAATACTCTATAGCATCTTCAATAGTCATGCCGTCTCTTTCCATAAGTATCTTAATCATCTTATCTTCATCATAGACTACCTTGCCATCGCGGTGGTATCCAATTACTGCATCATTAAAGCCGTCCCATAAGATAGCTTCGTGATTTAATTCTGCTATAGTATCTATTATATTACTCATTGTTTTACATTTTAAGGTTAAATAATTCTTTTACAGGCACCAACACGATGACGTTATTGTTATCACCGCAGTGTTTTATATTGCCCAATTTGTATTGCTTACGAGCTAGCTCCTTGAGCTTCTCAGTGGGGACAATGACATAGACTACATCTTCGCCATTTTTATGGAAAATATAGCACCAATGGGTAGCCTCTGTGGTAGCGATACCACTAGGCCTGCCCTGTTGCATATATTCTATAGCCATATTGCCTGTGCTTAACGCAGCTCTGTCGCGCTTAACCTCAATCTTTTCGTTCTTAAAGATATTGTAAAGCTTCTCCTCCCCTATCTGTCCAAAGGCAAGGTCTATATCCCAATCGTATTTGTTGCTAAATAAATCTCCCATCATGGTATATTATCAACGTCATCAGGCACCTTCCAAACAGATTCCTGCTCATCGCCTGGGTCTGAAATAATATAAGACTCTATGCGCTTTAAGGACGAAGCAATAGATGTCAAAGCATCAGCAATTTTCGCTTCACTATCCTTCTCAAGGGTGTAATTAGTGTTCTCATTCATTAGATTAAAATATTTAAAGTTAAAAAATCAGCTATAGCGTGCATTGATATATACTAAAAGCATTAGCATTAAAAATAAAATGGTTAATATCCAGCTCAATGGTGGGTCATCGTCTCTCATAACATAAGGTTTTGGTGGTCTAATTTTTTATCTAACTTATTTATCTCCTTAAAAGCCCACTCATAAGCCTCAACAGGAGACACGAAATCAGATTTTGTTTTCTCAGTAACCCAATAATTTTTACCTTCTTTATAAATACCACAAATCCATTTCCGTTTTGAAGATAGCGGCTGCACTTGCACCCACCATCCTTTTTTTACAAGGTTTATTAAACTATTCATCATCTACAATTAAGTTATCAATATTACATTTATGGCATATCCAATGTTCTTCAGGGTTGTTTCTTTTCCCATCAGTTTTATATATGCCGAGGAAATGTGCCTCACTAGTATTAAAATATCCGTAACACCAACGACAGCTTATAGAAATATATCCCCTATTTAAAGACCTGATAAAGGTCTTAATATTGGCATCGTTATAAAAACAATCTGCGCTAGTACCCGCCAATGATTCCCATAAATCATAATCCATATCTTTAAGGGCGTTCATATACGCCTCCCCAGGCCTCTCCCCTTGCTTGTAGCGCAAAACAAAGGTAGAGGTTAGGGTAATCCATTCAGTGTCACTTAGTTTTCTCATATATATAATTTAAAAGGGCACACTTACAGGGTCATTCTCGTGTAAAATAAAATACTTGCCATTGCGGTCTTTGCCAATGGTGGCATCAAAGCCTGTCTTATAATAGGCATACTCTTGAATCCATTTGCCAAACCTCTGTGGGGTAATCTTCAGCTTATCGAAGTTGGTGTATTCCGAAGTAAAGCTATGCCACAAGGTGTGCTGATACACTTTAACCCCTACACCAATATCCTCAACATTAAGAGGGTTGGTTATCCACTCATAGAACACACTGCTTGTTGCGGTCTGCAGCTTTCTGTCTTCCATATTTTTAAACTCACCCTGAATAAATCCTGTGCGTAAATAATTCTTTAGAGCATCTATCATATAGTTATCAAACCGCATCCACTCCTCAGTATCCCAATCGGTAAATAAAAGCCTACCAAATTCATCTAAAGGCGTAAAGTTTTTGTGATAGAACTTTCTAAACTCCAGCTCCCACTTCCTTCGCTCAAAGCTATTACCCTTACCGACTATAGCATAGTTGGTGGTAATAATAATCTTAGGGCTCTGAGCAAAAGGAATCTTTATGGCATCTTTGTTTTTCTTCTCCAAAGTAATACCCTCCGTGACCACACTAAACAATCGCTCAAAATGAAAAGACTTTCTCACATCATCAAAGCATAAGGTCTGCGTATCTTGAGAGAGGGTCTGATAGGCAAAGCTCTTCTCAAAGCTAAAGGCCTTTCCATCTATGGTAACAAGCTTCTTCATCTGTGAGATGCCATTAACAAACAATCCCTTTCCTGTGCCTCCCTCAGGGTTTTCCGAAAGTATTTCATCATTGATAATAACAGCGGGGCAATACGATTGATTCTTAAAGCCATGCAGCAAGAATCCTATAGTGCTTTCCACAGATAATATATTCTTATCAGAGCCCGCAACATTATGAATGAACTTCTTAAAGTCGCACTCTATGTCATTGGTGAAGTCAAAGTCCCTGTCTATTACTTGGTCTTTCCATACATAGCCACCGAGGTCGATATAGTCTACAAGCTCAACATTTGCTTTAGTAACCTTAACCGCACAATTATTATAATATATATAAGCACTGCGCTTATCGTCTTTAATAAAGTAAGCGTCTATGCTTTTAATCATTCCCAAAAAGTCCTCTTTGAAGTATCGCGTCTTATCAGCAAAATGATTATAGACTACCATATCCCCCTTAGAATACAACCAATGCAATACAAAGTCTTTGATATATTCTACAGCAATGTTCTCAATGAGGTTGTCTTTAACACGCACAAAAAGAAAAGCCGTAGAGCCTGGAGGTGAATACTTATATATACCATTATCCTCCAAAAATTCTTTGAAGAGATTATGTACTATACTTACCCCTCCATTAGAGCTAATAGTCCAAAACTGAATCTTATGTGCTTCTTGTTTTATTTCCCCGATGACCTCTTCTAGGTCATGCTCCCCCACTCCTTTTTCCTTTAGCTCATGCCGAATCTCTTTATCTGTAGCTCCTGATTTCATCTTTACCTTGATGTCCTCTACTGCTGCGTTGTCCTCAAAAAACCTAGTGTTATGCTCTGCAAAGTTCTTATATGCGGAGTTGATAGTAGTACGTATCTCCTCTTCACTAAAGCCCTTAGTAGTATAATTCCCTAACACATAGAGCGCAAGAGATTTGTCTACTCCAAACTTATTAAAGGCGCTTGCGATAACAAACATATTATTGTTGCGTTCCCCTTCAACCATTGGGAAGTTATCTTCCCACCACTTCAAAAGCCTCCGCACTACCTCCCCGTGGTCGCTAATGCGTATCGTTGGCCTCTCCCCTACAACGAGGTATTCACTCTCATCAAACTCTTTCTTCTCTGTCCATACCTCAGA